CAATCAACACAGCCTGCACTTCGTGGGTTCATGGAAGAGTTTCATAAGAACTGTGGTTTTATTCTTACTTGTAATTACAAGAACAGATTAATTGAACCATTGCATTCTAGATGTGGTAGTGTTGATTTTAAAATAACAAAAAAAGAAATGCCAAAGATTGCAACTGCATTCTTTAAAAGAGTAAAGAATATACTTGAACAAGAGTCTATTAAATATGATGATAAGGTTGTTGCAGAACTGATTAATAAATACTTTCCAGATTGGAGAAGAACTCTTAATGAACTGCAAAAGTATTCTGCTTCTGGTCAAATAGATTCTGGAATACTTGTTAACTTATCGGAGGTAAGTATAAATGAACTTATGGACGCACTTAAAAAGAAAGAGTTTACAGTTGTTAGAAAGTGGATTGTTAATAATTTGGATAATGACCCAAATCGTATGTACCGTCTTGTTTATGATTCTCTGTATGATTATCTTGATGGTAGTACTATTCCTCATGCTGTTCTCATCATTGGTAAATATTCCTATCAGTCAGCATTCGTTGCAGACCAAGAAATAAATATGTTGGCTTGTATGACTGAATTAATGTCTACGGTGAAGTTCAAATGAGTTATGAACTAAAAGAATATCTAAAAGCAATCAATCAGTCTAAAGAAAAACTGATGGATACTGAAGATGAAGTTTGGGAAAAGAAATATCCAGCCTATATTATAAATAAATGTCTTGCACCATCTGATATGCAAACTTGTTTAATTGTCAATGAAGTCAATGGACTTTCACACCTAGACAATAAACTTCAGTTTGATTTTTTGATAAATAGTCTTAGAAGAATGAGTAGATATTCTCCTTGGCAGAAAGCTAAGAAGATAAGTGATATAGAGTATGTGAAAGAGTATTATGGATATAGTAATGAGAAGGCTAAGTCTGCACTCACCATACTTAATAATGAACAGATTAAATATATAAAGAAGAAATTGAATAAAGGTGGAAGACATGGAAAAAACTATTAATTGGTCGCAAGACCAAATGTTGGAAGTTGTATTAAAAGAACCAGATGATTTCCTTAAGGTAAGAGAAACACTATCTCGTATAGGTGTGGCCTCCAGAAAAGAAAGAAAGTTATATCAGTCTTGTCATATACTGCACAAGCAAGGTAAGTACTATATCGTACATTTCAAAGAACTATTTGCATTAGATGGTAAAGAAACAAATTTATCAGAAAACGATATTGCAAGAAGAAACACAATCGCAAAATTATTAAACGACTGGAATTTAGTAGAAGTAAAAGGAAGTATGGAGCCTGCAGCTCCTCTGAGTCAGATTAAGATATTAGCATTCAAAGATAAAGACGAATGGACATTAGAAACAAAATATAATATCGGCAAAAAGAAAGAGGACTAGTCTTGGAAAAATTTAAGTCATTTATTTCAGAACAAGAAAATAATAAACCTTATGATTTATTAATTATATCGCATGATGGTATTGATGATGTAAATGAAACAGGCCCATTAATTCATAAGACTGCACAAAAAATGGGAATTAAATCTTATTTAGCAGAAACTATGGGTTCGTTTATGGAGAACATTAAAGGTGGTAAAATATTTAATTCATATCCAGTAAATGATAAAGGTGAATCAGAATTACCAACTACTAAAGTTCCAATAGATTATCAAAAACCATTTCCAATAAGTCCAGAAAAAACTCTAGTTATGATGAGAGGATTAAATCCTAGAGCTAGTTGTGAGTCATGGAAAGTTATGGGTAGAACATTAGAACACGAAGGGTATAAATTAATTAACTCTGTAGAGTGTAATGAAATATGTAATGATAAATGGCATAATCATATAATTTTTTTAAGAGAAAATATACAGACACCTAAGACTGTTTTAATAAGATACTCCGAAGGTTCTCTTGATGCAGCTAAAAAATTAAATAACAAATATCCTATGATATTAAAAACAGCAATTGGTTCTATTGGTGTTGGTGTTATGTATGTTGAAAGTCCAAAAGCATTAGAAGGTATTGTTCAATTACTTTATCGTGAAAACAAATATATAGATATATTATTACAAGAGTATATTAAGACAGAATATGATGTTCGTGTAATAGTTGTTGCTGGTGAAGTTATGGGTGCAATGAAAAGACCTATAGTAAAAGGTGATTTTAGAAGTAATGTATCTCAAGGTTCAAAACCAGAAATACACGAATTAACAGATTTAGAAATATCAGAATCATTAAGAGCTGCAAAAGCTGTTGGTGGTGATTGGGTTGGTGTAGATTTTATACCATCAAAAAATAGAGATAAAGATAAACCATTTTTTATAGAGGTAAATTCAAATCCAGGCTTAACTGGTATTGAAGAAACATTTTCTAAAAAATTTAGTATGACAGAAAAACTACTAAAAACTTATTACAATAGAGATAACTGGAGATAAACATGAGTATAATATTAGACGCATTAAAAAAGAAATACGAAGCTGAAATTGAAGAAGGAAAAGTAAACATTAAAGTTATGTTAAATAATCCAACCTCTATTCCAGAACATTCAAAATTCCTAGAAGAACTAGATGTACATCTTGGAAAGATTGCAGAAGCAGAAGATAAGTTAGGTGCAATCAACAATCACTTTGACAGTAGTGAACAATTACTAAACGAAGACGTTCAAATGGCACTTAAGTTATAGATGGACAAACAAGTAAAAGACATACTACTTAAAGAAATCAAAAGACAAGAAACTACAGTAGAACTAATCGCAAGTGAAAACTTTGCAAGTCAAGCTGTAATGGATTTGTGTGGTTCAGTATTCACAAACAAGTATGCAGAAGGATATCCAAGTAAGAGATATTACAATGGTTGTGAATATATGGACGAAGTAGAACAACTTGCAATAGATGAGGTCAAAAAACTATATTATTGTTCTCATGCAAATGTTCAACCACATTGTGGTGCAAACGCAAACACAGCTGTCTATCAAGCATTTCTAAAACCAAACGATACTATTCTTGGAATGGACTTAGCATCTGGTGGACATTTAAGTCATGGTTCTAAACCAAACATATCTGGTAAGATATTTGATGCACATTACTATGGTGTCAATGATGAAGGTTGGTTAGACTATAATGCGATTGAAGACCAAGCAAGAAAGATTAAACCTAAAATGATTGTTGCTGGTGCAAGTGCATATTCTAGACTAATAGACTGGAGTAAGTTTAAAGTTATTGCAGATGAAGTTGGTGCAATACTATTAGTAGACATGGCACACTATTCTGGATTGATTGCTGGTGGTCACTATACTAATCCAGTACATTATGCAGATGTAGTTACTTCTACTACACATAAAACATTACGAGGCCCAAGAGGTGGTATTATACTATGGAATAATGATGAGTATACAAAGAAAATAAACTCTGCGATATTTCCCGGCACTCAAGGTGGCCCACTAATGAATATGGTTGCATCTAAAGCTCAAGCATTTATAGAAGCAAACACTACTGACTTTATACAATATATCAAACAAGTCATAGACAACGCACAAGCTATGAGTGAGGTGTTTATGGATAATGGATTTAATGTATTGACTGGTGGTACAGATAGTCACTTGATGTTAGTTGATTTAAGTGATAAGAAATACTCTGGTAGAGAAGCTGCAGATTTACTAGAAGATAATGGAATAACTGTAAACAAAAATGGAATACCAAATGACCCTAGAAGTTTTGTAGAAACATCTGGTATTCGAATAGGTACAGCTGCAGAAACAACCAGAGGTCATGGTGCAGATTGGTTTAGAGATTTAACCAAGAGGATAATTGATATACTTTCTTGACAAACCCCTTTTATTATGGTAAATTTATATTATGAAGTTTTATACAAATGTCGTTAGATACGGTAACAACCTTCTTATAAGAGAAGTCAATAATGGTGAGAGGTCGAATCGTAAAGTAAAGTATTCACCTACCATGTATATGAGAGTTGGTAAACCGACAAGCCATAAAAGTCTTGATGGTCGATTTGTGACTCCTGTCAAACATGAAACTATGAAAGAATGTAACGAATGGTTACAGTCTTATGAGAATCAAAAACATCTTATATTTGGTAATACACTTCACGCATACAGCTATATTGCAGATACTTATCCTAATACAGTAAACTGGGATATTGACCAGATACTTATTGTTACTATGGATATAGAGGTTCAATGTGAAAATGGTTTTCCTAATCCTAGAGATGCAGCTGAACCTTTACTTTCTATTACAATCAAAAATCATCAGAACAAACACATTATGGTTTGGGGTATCGGTGAATTTAAAAACAATCGTGATGATGTTGGTTATGTAAAGTGTAGAGATGAAGAACATCTCATACAAGAGTTTCTATCATTCTGGGAGAAGAATCAACCAGACGTGATTACTGGCTGGAACACAGAGTTCTTTGATATTCCTTATCTGTATAATCGTATCATTAAATTATATGATGACAAAGAAGTAAAAAGACTATCGCCTTGGCGTAATGTATATTCTAAAGAAGTTTATATGATGGGTAGAAATCATCAAGTGATTGATATTCAAGGTGTGTCTGCATTAGATTACTTTGACCTATATCGTAAGTTTACTTATACAAACCAAGAAAAATATACTCTTGACCATATTGCGTATGTAGAACTCGGTGAAAGAAAAGACGGTAATCCTTATGACACATTTAGTGAGTGGTATCAGAAAGACTATCAATCCTTTATCGAATATAATATTACAGATGTGGAGTTGGTGGACAAACTTGAAGATAAGATGAAGTTGATTGAACTTGCACTGACTATGGCCTATGATGCTAAAACAAACTATATGGACGTTCTTGGTACAACAAAGTATTGGGATATTATTATTTACAACTATCTCAGAAAGAAAAACATTGTTGTTCCACAAAGAATTAGTTCATCTAAATCTGAGAAGTTTGAGGGTGCTTATGTGAAAGACCCTATCGTGGGTATGCATAAGTGGGTGATGTCATTTGACTTGAACTCTCTATATCCACATCTGATTATGCAATATAATATATCAACAGAAACACTTGTATCACAAAACAAAGTTCCTAATATGAAGGTAGATAAACTACTACATAAAGAGTTTGATACAAGTAAGTTAGATAAGAATCATACTATGACACCTAACGGTGCAATATTCAGAACTGACAAGAAAGGTTTTCTTCCACAACTTATGGAAGATATGTATAATACCAGAACTGAATACAAAAGAAAGATGTTGGAGGCTAAACAAGAATATGAAAACACTAAAGATAAAAAACTACTTAAAGACATTTCAAGATACAACAACATTCAAATGGCTAAAAAGATTTCACTTAACTCTGCTTATGGTGCAATCGGTAATGCATACTTTAGGTATTACAATCTACTCATTGCTGAGGGGATTACTACGAGTGGTCAGTTATCTATTCGCTGGATTGAGTTTGCTCTTAATAGGTATCTCAATAAGACTTTGGGTACTACTGATGAAGATTTCGTGGTTGCAAGTGATACCGATTCGGTGTACATTACATTTGACAGACTTGTTAATAAAGTGTTTAAATCACAGTCAGATGTTGGAAAGATTACCGACTTCTTGGACACTATCGCTAAGGAAAAAATTGAACCTTTTATTGATAAGAGTTATAAAGATTTGTCTGAATATCTCAACTGTCATTCCCAAAGAATGAATATGAAACGAGAAGTGATTGCAGATAAAGGTATCTGGACTGCAAAGAAAAGATACATTCTTAATGCGTGGGATATCGAAGGTGTTCGATATAAAGAACCACAACTTAAGCTTATGGGTATCGAAGCTATCAAAAGTTCTAC